GTACGGGCCGGGCGGCCGCTGGGTCGCGCTCGAGGCCGCGGTGATCATGGCCCGGCAGAACGGCAAGACCAGCGGCGTCTTGCTCCCGATCGTCTTGGCCGACCTGTTCTTGTTCAACGCCGACCGGATCGTTTGGACGGCGCACCTGTTCCGCACCGCGCGGGACGCGTTCGCCGACGTGGTGGCGTTGATCGACGGCTGCTCGGACCTGTCGCGCCGCGTCCGGAAGATCACGTATGCCAACGGCGAGGAAGCGGTCGAGCTGACGAGCGGCGCGCGGCTGGAGTTCCTGGCCCGGTCCAAGGGGGGCGGCCGCGGGCTCGGCGGCAAGCGCCTGGTCATGGACGAGGCCCTGTTCCTGTCGGCCGAGGCGATGGGCGCGCTCATCCCGACCTTGTCGGCGCGTGAGGACCCGCAGATCTTGTACGGGTCGAGCGCCGGGCTCGGCACGAGCGACCATCTGCGGGCGTTGCGGGACCGCGGCCGGCGCGGCGGCGACCCGTCCTTGGTGTGGGTGGAGTGGTGCGCGCCGGGCGGTTGGGACGCCCCGCCGTGCCAGAAGGGGCGGGACTGCTCGCATGCCACCGGCGAGCCGGGATGTGCGCTGGATGACGAGTCGCTGTGGCTGCGCGCGAACCCGGCGCTCGGCCGGCGCATCACCGTCGACTTCGTTCGGGCCGAGCGGCGCGCGATGCCGCCAGCCGAGTTCGGCCGCGAACGGTTGGGCTGGTTCGACCTGCCCGAGCAGGTCGACCGGCCGATCGACGTCGCCGACTGGGCGGCGTGCCGCCTGGACCTGCCGGACCGGCCGGACGGCACGCCGTGCTTCTTCATCGACGCATCGCCCGGCCTGGCGTCGGCGAGCATCAGTGCCGCGGTGATGCACGAGGGGCGCCCGCACATCGAGCTGGCGGACTACCGGGCCGGGGTGTCCTGGCTCGAGGGTGAGGACGGCCGGGTGATGGAGCTGGCGCTGCGGTATCCGGGGGCGCGGTTCGCGGCGTTCCGGGCGGGCGCAGTGTCGGCGCTGCTGCCGGGGTTCGTCGAGCTTGGCCTTGAAATCGAGCTGCTGACCGCCCAGGACATGGGCCGTGCCTGTGCGCACCTGGAGAAGCTGGTGGCGGGGCGCGGTCTGACCCATGACGGGAACGCGGCGTACGAGACCGCGCTGGAGGGCGCGGTGAAGCGGCCGGTCGGTGACGACCTGTGGACGTGGTCGCGGCGCCGGTCGGCTGACATTTCGCCGATCGTGTCGGCGACCGGTGCGGCGTGGCTGCTGGAGACCGAGCCCGACTATGACGTGACGCAGTCGGTGTATTGAGGAGGGTCTGTGCGTGAGCTGGTGACGACTCTCCTGGACGTGGCCGGCCTCGGGCTGGTGGCGGCGGGTGCGTGCGCGGCGGTGTTTCCGCTGATCGGCTGGGCGGGCCTGATGGTGTCGGGTGGTGTGGTGCTGGCCGGTTCGTACCTGGCGGCACGGTTGGGTGGTCACCGGTGAGCCTGTTCACGCGCAGGGCGTTGCCGGGGCAGACGGCGAGCGAGTTGATACCGCCGCGGCCGCAGACACGCACCGGCTCGGCGGTGGTGACGAACGACACGGCGCTGCGGCATAGCGCGGTGTGGGCGTGCCTGCGGCTGCGCGCGAACCTGATCTCGACGCTGCCGGTTGACGTGTACCGCAGGGTTGGCGGGATCCAGGTGGAGGTCCCCAAGCCGCCCGTTCTGGAGGCGCCCGGCGGGGAACGGGTCGACATGCTGGAATGGCTGTTCGCGTCCCAGTTCGACCTGGACCGGGCCGGTAACTGCTTCGGGCTGATCACCGCACGGGACGGGTTGGGGTTTCCGGCGCGGATCGAGCTGCAGCCGCTGTCGGAGGTGTCCGTCGTCGTCAACGACGGCGAGGTGACCGGCTACCGGATCAGCGGCCGGCTGTACCCGCCGAGCGAGGTGTGGCACGAACGGCAGTACACCGTGGCCGGCCTGCCGGTCGGCCTGTCGCCAGTGGCGTATGCCGCGTGGAGCATCGGCGAGTACCTGTCGGTGCAGGACTTTGCGTTGGCGTGGTTCGGTAATGGCGGTATTCCGCAGGCGCACCTGCGGAATACCGGGAAGAAGACGTTGACGCAGGCCGAGGCCGCGGACGTCAAGGCCAAGTTCCGCGCGGCCACCCAGAACGGCGACATGTTCGTGTCCGGTGCGGACTGGGAGTACCGGCCGATCCAGGCCGAGCAGGCGGGGGCGGACTGGATCGAGGCCAAGCGGTTCGGTGTCTCTGACATCGCCCGGTTCTTCGACGTGCCCGGTGATTTGATCGACGCGGCGGTGTCCAGCGGGAGCATCACCTACGCCAACATCACGCAGCGGAACCTGCAGTTCCTGATCATGCACTTGGGGCCGGCGATCATCCGCCGTGAGAAGGCGTTGAGCCGGCTGACACCGCGGCCGCGGTTCGTCAAGTTGAACACTGACGCGCTGCTGCGGATGGACCCCAAGGCGCGCGCGGAGATGTTCCGGACGCAGATCGAGTCGCGGACGTTGACGCCGTCGGAGGCCCGGGAGCTGGAGGACCGGCCGCCGTTCACCGATGCGCAGCTCGCCGAGTTCGACCGGCTGTTCGGGCCGCCGAAGGCGGCGCCGGCCCCCGCGACGTCAGGAGCGGACACATGACGACCATGAACGATCTTCGTGAGGCTGCCGCCCGGCGGGCGCTGGGCGTGCGTGCCCCGGCGGACCGGCCGTCGCAGCGGCGATGCGCCGAGCAGCCGGGGTCCCTGCCGCTGGCCCGGGTTCGGGTGCGGCAGATGGAGCTGCGGGATGCCGGGGACGGCAGCGGGATGCTGCGGTTCTCCGGGTATGCCAGCGTCACCGACGCCGGCTACGAGATGTACGACGTGTACGGGCCGTACACCGAGCTGGTCACGCCGGGTGCGTTCGCCAAGACGCTGGCCAGGCCGGACCTGGACGTTCCGCTGGTGCTGCAGCATCAGGACTTGCGGCGGATCGCGCGCACGACCAACGGAACGCTGCGGCTGACCGAGGACGACACGGGCCTGCTGGTCAAGGCTGACCTGGACCCCGCCGACCCGGATGTGCAGTACATCGCGCCGAAGCTGCGATCCGGGCTGATCGACGAAATGTCGTTCAAGTTCCGCATCACCGCCGGCCAGTGGTCGGCGGACTGGACCGAGTACCACATCAACGAGGTGGACATCCACCGCGGGGACGTGGCAATCGTCGGGTACGGCGCGAACCCGCACACCGCCGGCACGAAGCTGCGGGTCGTCGACCCGCTGGCGGTGATCGAGGGCCTGACCGACGAACAGGCCCGCGCCGCGCTCGAGCTGTTGTCCGCGCGGCTCGCCCCAGCGGTCCCGGCGCCGGCCGCGCCGGAACCCGATACGGCGCCGCAGTCCGACACCCCGTCTAAGGCTTCGCGGGCCGTCGTCATCACCGACGACGACGTCCGCGAGCGCGTCCTTTGGTGACGCGCAACCCTGCCCGCTTCGCGCACGACCACGCCGCGCCGCGCATCATGCCTGGCCTGGCGTGTCGTTGCCTGTCGCCCGCAGGGGCCATTCACCCGACAACTCGCGAAAGGAAGAGCAGCCGTGACGCTCGCTCAGTTGATCGCGCAGCTCCGGGCCCAGATGGCCTCCAAGCTGGAGCAGCGCAACGCGCACGCCCGAGAGCTGGCCAAGCTTCGTGAGCAGGACGAGCCGGACGAGAACCGGGTCGCTGAGCTGCGCGAGGCCAAGAACAAGCTCGACGCCGAGCTGGACGAGATGAAGGCGAAGCTGGACGAGTACGAGGCCGAGCAGGCGCGTGATGAGGCCGCTGACCGGCTCGCCCGTGAGGTGATGCCTGCGGCCGAGCGGCCAAAGTACGACGAGGTCGCCCGGGTGGGCGCCGAGGCGCGCACCTACCGGCCCGACACCGACCCGCGCGGTGAGAGGTTCCTGCGGGACGTGGCCAAGGCGTTCGTTCTGCGAGACTTCGCCGCCAGCGACCGGCTGATGCGGCACCTGCGGGAGGAACAGGTCGAGCGGGGCGAGTACCTGTCGCGCGCCACCACGACCAGCAACTTCGACGGCCTGACCGTGCCGCAGTACCTGACCGACATGTTCGCCCCGCATGCCAAGGCCGGGCGGCCGTTCGCCAACGCGATCCGCCAGCACGCCCTGCCCCCGGAGGGCATGGAGGTGTACATCGGTCGCGGCACCACCGGCACCGACACCGGTATCCAGGCCAACCAGGGTGACGCGGTCGCCGAGCAGAACTACGACGACACGCTCTTGACGATCCCGGTGCAGACCAACTCCGGTCAGCAGACCATGTCCCGTCAGGCGGTCGAGCGGACCTCCGGGGCGCTGGACATCACCATGGAAGACCTGTTCCGCGCCTACGGCACCCGCCTCGACAGCACCCTGATCAACCAGACGACGACCGGCCTGACCAACGTCGCGACGGCGGTGTCGTACACCGACACCGACCCGACCGTCGTGGAGTTCTGGCCGAAGATCCAGGAGGCCCTGGCGGGGGTCGAGACGGCGCTGCTGGACCAGGTGTCGCCGGACTCGTTCATCGCGGTCATGCACCCGCGGCGGTGGCGGTGGATGAACCAGGCGCTGACCTCCAAGTGGCCGCTGGTTCAGCAGCCGGGCACCGATCCCCGCTCCGGTGCCGTCAACTACGGGGAGGTGTACGGCAACGGGTTCCGCGGCCTGCTGCCGGACGGCACGCCGGTGATCGTGGACGCCAACGTGCCCACCAACCTCGGCGCCGGCACCAACGAGGACGAGGTGTACGTCGTCTCCCGGGACGAGTGCCACCTGTGGGAGGACCCGGACGCGCCGGTGTTCATCCGAGCGGAGGAGACCAAGGCCGCGAACGTCCAGATCCTGTTCGTGATCTACGGCTACTTCGCCTACACGCACGCGCGGTACTCGCACGCGCACAAGATCGCGGGCACGGGCCTGGTCACGCCCACGTTCACGGGCGCCTGATCGACCGCGCGCCCGGCCTTCGCTGCGAGGGGGGGCTGGGCCGGGCGCGCGGCCCCACCCGCTGACCGTGTCGTAAGAAGAGAGGGGCAGCATGGCCCGGAACGAGAACATGATCGCGGCGCTGCTCAGGGAACGCGCGGCCTACGCCGCACGCGGCGACCAGGACCGTGTGGCGCAGGTGAACGAGCAGCTCCGCCACTACGGCGCCACCGACGAGGAGATCAACGACAAGCCGGGCGGATCCGACGACAGGGCCGGCGGGCCGAGAGGGCGTGCCGGCCGAGGCAGCCGCCAGCGCACCGCCGTCGCGGACTAGTAACCGGCGATGATCGACGTTGGCGACGTCTACCGGGTGGCCGTAGACGTCCGTGACGCCGACGGCACCCTGACCAACCCGGCGACCGCTGAGCTCACGATCACTCTGCCCGACGGGTCGACGGTCACCCCGCCGGTGCCGCTTCCGCCCGCCGAGACGGGCAGGCTGGTGGTCGACTACCCCACCGTCCAGGTCGGGCGGCACGTATACCGGCTGGTGACCACCGGCCCGGTCACGGCGCACAGTGACGTGTTCGACGTGCGTCCGGCCGCTCCGGCACTGCTGGTGTCGCTCGCCGACACCAAGGCGCATCTCAACATCCCGGCGACCCACACGGCCGATGACGAGGAGCTGCGCGGGTTCATCGAGGCGGCCACGGCCGTGGTCGAGCGGCACGTCGGTGCGGTCGTGCCGACTGACCATGTGGAGACGTTCGACGGCGGCCGAGAAGCCGTCGTGTTGTCGCACGCCCCGGTGCTCGCTGTCACCTCGGTGACCGAGGACGGCGCGGCGGTCGGCCCGGACGGCTACACCCTGGACGCCACGTCGGGTGTCCTGCGCCGCCGCATCGGCGTCTCGCCGTACTGCTGGCGGCCCGGTGTGGACACGGTGACGGTCGCCTACACGGCCGGGCTCAGGTCGGTGCCCGCCAACTACTCCCGCGCCGCGCTGATCATCATCCGGCACATGTGGGAGACGCAACGCGCTGGCGGCGGCGGCCGTCCCGGCCTGAGCGAGGAAGTGCCGGACAGCTACACCGTGAACCCGCAGGCGTACACGGTGCCGTATCGGGCGATCGAGCTGTTGGGCGAACCGGTCTCGGGGATCGCATGACGGTGTCGACGGTTCCGGGCGTGCTGGACGCGCTGGTGGCGTTGTGGGGGCAGGCCCTGCCAGGCGTGCAGGTGGCCGACGGTGAGCCGGTCAACGTCGCTGATGACGTGCTCGTCGTCGGATTCACCGGCGTGCCGGACGAGCCGGCCGTGACGTCCACGCGGACGCGCGAGCAGATGGCCGCGCAGCCGGACCGCGAATCGTACGACATCACGTGCCTGGCGTCGTCCTGGTCGGGGACGACCGAGTTCAAGCCGGTCCGGGTCCGCGCCTATGAGCTGCTGTCGGCGGCGGCTGGCGCGTTGGCGGCGGACCCGTCGCTGGGCGGCCTGGTGTTGCAGACGCGGCTGTCGACCGAGGACGTGATCCAGTCGCAGACCGACAAGGGCGCCGTCGTGACGGTGCGGTTCACCGTGCACG